TAATAAATCCTTAAATATTAATATCAACTACAGAATTTAATTTTTTACCCAGAGATTGTATATTTACAGGATACGATAATCCTAATTTCGTAACAATACTATCAATAGTTTTAAATTCCCTATTAGTTTTATCTTTAGACACAACCAATATATCAGCAACTACTACATTATAACCCTGCAATATACATTTTAACGCGAGTTCTATGCCATAGCACTCATTCGAATCAATATCAAATAGTAAATTATCATTTAACAATAATTTTGATCGAACAGCGAATATTGAATCATCTATAGCAACAATATTATCGTAAAATCCGTTTTTAGTATATTGAATATGTTCACCTTTATTGGATTCAATATCTAATGTATATATAATACCATTAACGGGCCTATTATCACCGTCATATAATGATCTCCCGCTGTTTAATTGTTGTGTTCCAACTACACCAACAACTGCAACATCAGGTCTTTCATTAAAAATCACTGATAATTTTTGATTAAATAATGAGTCTAATATATGAACATTGTTATTAGCAAAAACAAGTATAGTTTCATCATTAATGAATCCATTATCCCGTGCTATGCGAATACCAGCATTATATTTTTTAGATATAGACTTTATCAATTCCGATTCTGGCTTATCTGACACATTTATACATTTTACAGGAATTTTATTTAGTGATGGTCCCAAAAATTTATCAAAGTCATCATTAACATGTCTAGGAGTAATAACAACTATGTTCATCATTCTCCTCCACCGATTATTTCCATCATAGATGCCAAGAAACCTGTGAATGTTATTTCCTGATCCCAGCTTCGTGTTGCCATATCTATATAATCGGATGTTAGTTTATATAATTCAACTTTTATTCCGCCCTCTTTTATTTTAGGAATTATTGTGTCGAACACATATCTATACAAATCTTCATATTTATAATTGTGATCGATTATATATTGTCGTGTATCTTTCAATTTTAATCCTAAAATTAAATCCGATAATTCACTATCGATAGACGAAAATGCAAATATTTTTTCATCAATAATATCGTACTGTTTAGAATATTCCGAAATATTATTAATCATTTTACGAATATCAGGATAAAATGAATCAACAATTTTATCCATAATTCCATCTTCGTATTGTATATTTTCATTCTTGGCTATAGATTCCAACCGTTTAATGATTTTAGGTTTTAACTCTATTTTATCATTATCATTAAAATCAAAATTAATAACTTGTAGTCTAGATTTCAATGGCTCTATTATTTTCTTTTCATAATTTGCAGTAAGAATAAACCTACACTTATTATAAAACTCTTCTATTGCTCCACGCAATCCCGCCTGTAAATTAGGAGATGCGAAATCAAATTCATCCAGAATAACAAGTTTACCCTTTTTATTACTAAATGATTTAACTGTGGCATATTGAGAAATTTCACTTCTTAATGTATCAATACCACCATATAATGATGTATTAATATATATGTAGTCATAATTACAATCATTAGCCAATGCCTTTGCAATTGTAGTTTTCCCTACACCAGGGGAATTTGAATGTATTAATAGATTTTGTATTTCTTGTTCTTCTATAAATTTAGAGAACATCTTTTTATAACGTTCAGGTAAAATTACCCGTTTAACATCACGAGGTCTATACTTTTCTATTAAAACATTAGAATCTCTACGAGCTTTTAAATTTTCAGTTTCAAATTCAATCAATGTGAACCTCTCTTAATCATTTTAGCTGTTTGTTTCAACATTTGTCGGCGTTCTTTACGAGACCTCTTACGCGTCACATTATACATATATTGATTTTTAGAATCATTCGTATCAACATATATACACGAACAAGGGACAGGGGCTTTTGATACAGAATCTCTTCCGATATATCCCCTTCCATAGCATTTTTTACAGTTTGCTTTGGGATCAACAACAGATACACCCAATTTTTCAGCATGTGCCTTTATTACATCAAATGGTGTTATCTTTAAATCATCAGTAGTAATAACAGACTGGTTATTATCTATATATACATCCTCTACAGTAATACCTGTATATTCAGATGTATCAAATTCTAAATTTTCATTTTTATTTTCCATTATTCAGAATCTCCAGAATACATATTAAACTCCATTTCACTGTGTATTAATGATATATTCATAAATTTTTCTTCGGAAACTCTAACAGTATAATCCCTTTTAGTTGGAAGATATTCAAACCTATCAGAATTAATAACAAAAGAAAAATCGTCTGTACTATCACCAATTCGTTCGCATTCTATTTCAGTTTTACCCGTATTGTCTTGTCCGCTAGAATAGAAATCGATAGTTACGGTGTTATCGCTGACAGATATAAGTGCCTTGCTAGCTTTAACATTTGAAATCATAGTTCTAATTTGCTGAAGCTCTTCCGAACTGATAGTGAATACAGCATTCCATTTATCGAAATCTATAGACTTTGGACCATTAATGATACCTTCAGGATCTGATAAACGATAATCCATACTTCTACGACCGCTAGAAATTACAATGTTGGGGTCTTCCAGTGTGAGATCGGCATTTTTCATTGACTTCAGAAATTTATAGAAATCATCAAATTTGTAAAATGCTAACGTATCTTCTATTGTAAGATACGATGATGGAACCGAGATAATATACGGCAGGGTTCTATTTTTGTCCGCTTTTCGAACAACAATCCTGTCATTAACACACTCAAATGCAATAGAGTTGTTAATAGGTGTTAATTCATTAACGAAATCTAAAAACTCTCGATTATAGGTTATTTTTTTACCCATATTTTCTCCTCAATTAATATAATAACATAAACGGTTAATCACTATAATATATGTATTTTTCTAAAAGAAATCAATAGATATTTTAAAAATTATTCAGGCTCTGCTAGACCAATATTAATATATCTCTCATATTGTGGTCTATTATTAATTAATAAATTTGCCGCATTTTTTAAATGTTCAGCATATCTAAAATGTGCTCCTAATCCTGTCCTCAATTCTATTTCATAAATGAATTTATCTAACTGTGTGGTGTGCTCAAATGCGACTTGTGTCCCTAATAAATAAGAATACATATATGTAATATTTTCATATGCATCTTGAGTTTTACAACTATTACACATAAACTCCGCCCATTCATTAAAAAACTCTACAGGCTTGCTGTCTTCTAATTCGGAGGGGAGATAAAATCCTACAGGAATAAAATCTGTATATTTATATCCTGTTCTATGTCGATTCAAATCTCTTAACTCAGCAATTGCAATATTATTAAAGGCAAATCTAACAGATGTTCTTTTAAGTGTTGAACCCACAGTGCTATACCTATTTTCCTTTTCACGGAAATGAGAATCTGTATCACGATGTATGAATGAGGGGAAATCGTCATCAACTTTAACCCAAACTCTATCTTTAATATTATCAGTTGGAAATCCCTGGTATGCAATAGATGTAACTGCAAGCGTAGATACTCTTCGTGCGTGAAATATACTAGCATTATCAGGATATGAGTGTTTCATTAATCTGGGTGCTATTTTAGAAACTTGTCGTCGTATCTCTGTTGCCGCATCTCTACACTCTTTAATTGGGAATGATGCTAATTGTTTAATAACTTCTGCCCATACACGAGCAGTCATAATATATGCAGCACTCGTTTTTGTTGCTAATGGAATATAGTATCGTGCTCTATCTAGTGCATAATTCTTACGAATTCTATCTGCAACTTTTTCGGGTGTGTCTTTTGGTATTCTCATTAATTCGGGATAATCTTTGGCAATAGTATCTAATTCATTATAACATTGTGTGTAATAATCGAATGCTTTAGTCATTAATCTTTTCCACTCATTATGTTGTTGCTCTGGAATACCTATATCATAAGGATTCATTAATGATTCAGGACTCATTTTGATGTATCGAGTACTTGATTCTTGACCATCAACCAAATTAGAAATTTCAAATATTTTATATGCTAAAAACATCGAACAATCGTCTATTGTAATTGGGATTCCTCCTGTCATACCACCAATAGAAGCATGACCATAATCAACAAACTTAAAAATCTTATCAACGGAGGCATCCGGATTATCCCAATCTATAGTATCCAAAATCGCATCTATACCTAAATTCGAACGTGAATACTTTGCAAGAGAACTCGCAAGCAATTCTGGTGTAACTTCTCTCAATTGCTCATCCGTTTTTGGTGGACGAATGGCAAGAACATTAACTTTCATATATCATCCTTTTGAAGTTTAATCAACAACAAATATAAAATCCTTAAATGTCGTATCTGTCATACATGTATTATCATGTTCGGTTAAATATGTTTTACTATTAGATAAAACATTATGTGGTTCTATCAATAATTCCATTTGATGCGAGTCTTGTTGTTCTTTTTTATCACCATCGCACCTGGAACAATTATTATAATTTTCATATTTATGCTTTAGAAGATCATTGATTAACAAGTATACTTTTTGGGCTTGCTCAATATATACTTTTTCGTAATTCTTTTCATACAATTCCAATAAATGGAAATGTGTAAGCAATGCATGTTTAATTACACACCATATTGCACCTACACCATTATCATTGAACATATTCATCAGTTCATTCATAAGTACTCGCCTAATATCTCTCGCCTGTTCAATGTATGATGTCAGGTCACCCTTGGTATAGTTCTTTTCATGTACTTCCAATAAATGATATTCAGTGTGTGCAGCATTTTGTATGGAAAAAAGTAACTCCTCCATTTTATCTCGATCTATTATTTCACTCACATCATCCTCCAAATATAACATCTTCGGTAAATAGTTTAAACTCGTACCCATTCTTTTTACAATATTCTTCTGTAGCTTCCCACTTGTTTTTATTTTTAATATATGTAAACATTTCTGTTTCATATCTCTTTTTACGATCAAGACTTCTATTTTTTGGTTTTGTGGGTTCTATTGTTTGTTTTTTAGGTTTAATCTCGATAATAAAAGTTTTTATTCCTTCTTTAGTATTAATCTTGCATACAACATCAGGATAATATCTGTGAGGCTTTCCATCCAATGCAAAAATATATGGTATAACTAAACCCTCGGATGCCCATTCAATAACATTAAGATTGTGATCCATATAATAGAACACTCTAGCCTCCCAGGAAGACCTATATAACACTCCACCATCGGTCAATGGTCCCGTGTATTTACTGGGATTTTTCAGTTGATATACACCCTGTAATGGTGTGTATTTACTACTAGACATTTAACCGCCTTTAATCACTTTAAGATTTTAATGTATTTATATATTATCCCCCATTTTGTTCGTAAATCGTGTAATTTATTTTTCATAAAGAAATTGATTACACGTTTACCATCTAATTCTTTAATATTATACTGTTTATACTTTTCCAGTATTCTATTAGAAATTCGTTTAGGAATATATTCTAAATCTATTAATTGTTTATTTCTTTTGAAATTTTCAGTTATTGTTTTTTTTTCTAAATCAGTTTCTAGTTCTTCTATATACCCATCTAATCCATTAGGACTTTTAAGAATTTTTTCGGCAGTTTTTACCCCCACACCCTTTTTAATAGGGGAGATATTATCTGATGTGTCACCACTAAGTATTTTTATTTGTAATTCTAATTTAGGATTAATTACATTAAAAAATTCCGATTTTCTTGGATCGTATTGTCTAACATTCGATTGGACTAATAATTGATTCAAATCTGTATCACCTGATACAATGATAACTTGTTCGTTTTGCTTATTAAATTCTTTTGCTAATACTGCTATAATATCGTCGCCTTCGCATTCGTCGGCATGTATAGTGTATATATTAGTCAAAATATTTTTAAATGTATCAATCATATCATTCAACGCCACCATAAATGCTTCTTTATTCAAAGGTTTTTTACCTTCTGTCTTTTTACGATTAGCCTTGTATTGTTCATAAACATCATATCTCCAACTACCCTTTGTATCAAAAGCCAATATAACTTTTGTAGGGTTAAGTGTTTTAATAATATTAAAAATTCTTGAAATAAATGCGTGTTTCCATAATACAAATACACCGTTATCAGTATAGTCACTACTTATAGTACTAAATACTGTAATATATGCAATATTATGTCCATCTATTAAAAGTATAGTCTCGTCTTTTTTATCTTCAACATCTTCAAATTGTACAAAGTTATTAATTGATGCCATGAATTCCCTTTATATTATTTATGAGAATGAACATATCTTTTTATTTTATTAATTCCTTCTTCTGTTTTCACATCTATATTTTTATCTATAATATATGCGTGAGTTTTAGAAAGAACATCACCTACTATTTTTCCGCCTTTAACACCAAGAGTATCCATTATAAAATGACCATCTATTATATTCCTTACCTCATTTTTCTTATCTAATATAACTTGTAGCCGTTCTATTTTATCATCCATATGCTTCCAAAAATGCCAGTCATACAGATATAAACGAGATCTATCATCTGCAACAGATACATCATACAATGATTTCCAGTAAGGGCTGTCCATAAGTTTTATGCATTTAGAATCTTTCATTTTTAGGAACACATGCATTTTCATATGACCACCAATACAATAACGAATTTCATTGGCAATATCTTTAGATATACGAAATCGTTCGGCTACAATATCGAAAACATCAATACCCATTATATCATGATTAATATAATGATATTTCCCTTTTTCTGGATACCACTTGTATGCTTTTGGCTTACCAATATCATGAAATAATCCAGCAAGTTTAATAATAGGACTTTTGTTGTCTAATTGTCTCATTACACCATATGTGTGTTGCCACACATCCCCTTCCGGATGTTGATGTTTATAATGAGGGTATGTGTCCATACAATCAATTTCCGGTAAAATATGAGCCAAAACTCCAACATCTTTCATAATTTTTATTCCAATAGAAAACGCATCGGTATTTGCCAATTTTATTAGCTCATCCCATATGCGTTCATGGGAAACTGATTGCATTATATCTTTAGAATAATATTTAATGGCACATTCTGTGGCATAATCTATACTAAAACCATATTTTGCTGAAAATCTAATAGCACGGATAATCCTAAGATAATCTTCCTTAAATCTTTTTGTTGGGTCACCAACTGTTCTAATAACACCGTTCTTAAGGTCCCCTTGTCCACCATGATAATCTATAATATTATGATTTTCGTCCATAGCCATAGCATTAATAGTAAAATCACGACGATCAGAGTCTTCTTTAAAGGATGATACTATTTTAACATCATCAGGTCTTCTTCCGTCGGTGTAATTTCCGTCAGTTCTATAATTAGCAACCTCAAAAACTTCATCTTCGAATTTTATAACTAAAATTCCAAAGTTTTTATTCTTTCCAATATCATGAGTGGGAAAATGTTTTTCAATAATATCAATATTAACAGAAGTTGCAATGTCTATGTCGTGACAATCTGCACCAAGAAGATAATCTCTAACCGCTCCACCAACAATATATGCGGTAGAACCATCTTCAAGTTCTTTTATTTTAGATAAAAGCCTAAATGCCTTGTCAAACATATACATCCTTTCAATTTAGTCATTATAATATATATTAATTATGATTAAAAGTCAAGGATTATAATTAATCTTGCATTTTTTGTATGAACTCGGTGGCTAAGATGTTTTGAGGATTGCTTTTGGATACAGCATTGAATACTTCAATTTGTTTATGATTTAAAGATTTTAATTCACACATCCCAAATCTTAATTTTAATTCAGTTTGCAATAATTTCATAATCCAATAAGCATCAATAATATCTTCTTGTGGATTTTTCATCTCTTCTAAATGGTCGAGATTTATAAAAGGAGAGTTTTCTTCTTTAAATGCCTTAAACATTGATACTTTACCAGCATCCCCACTTAATGTTGCAAATTTTTTAATTTCCGACGGAGTATAAATTCTTAATGGTGTTCCTCTATCAAAAATCATACATTTAGTTAATGCAGTTGCCTCCGCAATATTGAATACTTTACCCATCCCTCCCATCGCATATCCCTCTATGGCAATATATGATGGAATATTTTCATGGTCATTATATATAAATTGTTCCACATTGTCACGAAGAAATTGAAATCTCTCCATATCGTGCCTAAAATCTTTTCGATTGTTATACACTAACTTCATATCTGAATTACATTGTTTTTTTACAGATGAAAATGAAAGATAGTCAATACTGGTAATTTTATAATTATCATCCAAAACTGCCTTAACCACGGCAGGTGACGATATACTGTAGTCAATTCCACAAATAATCATAAACATTCTCCTTGTTATAAACAAGTATCTATATATTTTCCTTTTTAGTTTTTATTGGAAAATATATTTTATCTGATATGTTGTTTGTGAAATACGGCTGTATAATATCCCATGTTAATTTGGTAATGCCGTGTGTGTTGTTAATAATAAAGTCATTAACATCTTTGACATTTTTACATTTATATGTATCTAAAAACTTTTTCCAATTGAATACATATTTCTTCTCTTTAAGCAGTTTATGAGCCTTTTTAAAGGCACTTTCATCATTATCCAATAGGAAGTATATCTTAGGGAATTTGTCGAGGATATCACCCTTTAATTTGAGTCCTGTGACTGCTATACTGTTTTCAACAAATGCACTATCGATTGGTCCTTCGAGAACAGGAACAGGTTTTTCAGGATCAACACAATAATAATTGTATATTGTATTTTTATGATCACCAAATCGTGATAGATATTTCATACCAGTTTTACTATTATTGAATGATCGGCCCTGATAATAGTATATTTTTCCATTTGGTTTCAAAAATGTTATAATTATTCTGCCAAAAAACACTCCCCCTGTTGCATATCTCCATTTACTATATACTTCGTATGGTATTTTTCGGTTCTCGCAATATTGAACACAATCAGGGAAGTTTATTAGCGGTTCGAAATGTTTAGTATCTTGCTTTTCATCCCTATCAGTGACACAATCCTTTTTCTTGAAATCATATTGTCTATCATCACCAGGATTTTTATTCCTCATTATATCAATCATCATATTTTTGTAATTTGTAGGATAATATTCTTTTAACCATTTTATAGCAGTTGTTGATATTCCACAATTATGACAAAAATAAACTAATGGGGTTTTATTTTTAAGAATAAATCCCCTCTTTTTATATTTGTCTTTTTTTGAATCACCACAAACATTACATCTTATATTATAATATTCACTAGTTTCAAAAACATCAGTATAATATGTGTTTAAAACAGTTCGTATGTGTCGTTCTAAAATAGAATTATCTATTACAAAATCCATATTTAACCTAATATATTAAAAATAAAAAATGGGGGCGACCAGCACCCCCTTCATTGACACAATTATATCAGATAATTACTCATCATCATCATCTTCAAGATCGTCAAAGAATGCATCGTCATCATCACTGGATTCCGTATACATATCTTCATCGCTTACATCTTCCTTAACATTATCAACTACTTCCTCGTCCTCTACATCATCATCATCATCATCAACTTTACGAGTTCGTGATTTTGGTTTAGATGTTGCTGTTGACGAAGAATCTCCCGTGACCTTAATGTAATGCTTTTTAAGTTCATCATAGCTTTTATATTGACCCTTATCTGAAAACGGAGCCAGGTCATGTCTTCGGCTAAGAATTTCTTCTGCATCGCCATATTCATCAAGAGATGTTACCGCATCCGAAAAATAAGAGGCATCATAATTACTCATTTTACCTTTTTTCTTTGCGGAAAATACAAAATTAACACCACTATCTTCATCCCAAATGAGTTTTTCGTCATCAATCGCACCATCAATCTTTTCCATGATTTTTGTTCCGAATTTAAGAAGAAAAACTTTGCCTTCATTCTCTTTATTGTTTTTATCTTCAATAATCAGAACATTGGTATAGTAATATGTGGATTTCTTTCGTTCATAATACAATTCATTATCTGTTTCATAATAATTGTTATCATACATATCCTGACATACGGGACACTTTTCGTCAATAGATGATGGACAATTTTCAATAAACCATCCACCAGTGCTATTGAAAAAGTGGGTTGCCTGTGTAGCATACGGAAGGTCAGTGTCTCTAGAATCAAGCATACGCATAACCACTTTTGCCTGATTCGCTTCGTTAAATGTAGGAACAAAAATTCTCTCATCCGCTTTGAATTTAACTTTGCGGTTTTTGATTCGACTGTTAATAGCAGTCCAATCCTTCTTTGGTTTTTTAATAGGCATAAACACCTCTTGGTTAATGAAATAATTTGAATAAATTCAACTCACATAATATATACATTTTATTTTTCAATGTCAATACAAAAATTTAAAAATTTTATTATTTTTTTT